AGACCGCCACCAAGAACGCCGTCGCAGCTACCGAGGCGGCGAACACGGCAACCAAGAATGCGGACGCTGCTACTGCTGCTGCCAAGACCGCTACCACCGACGTGCTGGCGGCATTCGCTGGGCTTGTCCCGTCGTCTCTGACGGTGAGGTACAACGAGCGGCTGACGCTGGGCAATATCCAGCCCGTGTACATCACGGCGGAACTCCTGCCCGAGGGTACGTTGAAGAACGTGCTGTTTCTCAGTGACAACGAGGCTGTGACCGTCAACCCCGACGGGCGCGTGCAGATAGTCGGCAAGGGGCGGAGCGTGATACACGTCATACCGACCTGCAACACCGCTATCGCCAAGACCATAGCCGTGACCGTGGAAGAGCCTACCATGCGCCTCGTAAATACGCGGTCGCAGATGCGTTTCACCCAGTCGGGCGGCATAAGGCTGAACTGACAGACAATTTCATTTATAAACCCCTAAAATTCGTTGTTTTATGGCATTTACAGAGACCCAAGAAACGATCCTCGAACAGATTATCGAGGCGTATCAGAACGGCAAGCGTCTCAGCGACCTGCCCGAAGTGTCGGGAAAGAACCCGTACAACCTCTACTGCGAAGTCCTCGACGAGGACGGCGAGAGCAAAAAGGCAGCACTCGCCTCGCTCCTGCCCTACATTGAGGACGACTGCTCCTACGGCGTTGAGTTCGACATCACGGTAGCCTCCCCGACCTGCACCCGTATCGGCAACACCGACCTGCACAAGTCGCTGCCTGTGCAGAGCCGCATGAAAGGCTGTCTGCTCGACGACAGCGGCAACGTGGTTGAATACCTCGACCCGACCGACTGGACGGGTAACGTGCTGGACGGCTCGCGCGGTCAGGTGATGGTTGAGATACCAGCACACTACCGCAAGTGCGAGACCGAGGGCAACAAGCGCAGGGTGCGCATATCGGAGCTGCCGCTGGCTGGCTACCACCTCGTACCCCGTATGTACATTTCCGCCTACGAAGCCTCCGTTGAGCGCAGCACCCTCAAGCTGTGCTCCGTCAAGAACACAGGCGTGGACTACCGAGGCGGCAACAACAACGCCGAATGGGACGGGCTGGTCAAGACGCTGCTCGGTCGCCCTGCTACCTCAATCAGCCGTACCAACTTCCGCAAGTACGCCCGTAACCGCAACGCAGCCGCCACCTCGGAGTGGAACTGTATGACCTACGACGCGCAGAAAGCCCTCTACTGGCTGTTCGTCACCGAGTACGCCACGCTCAACACTCAGGCGGCTTACTACGCAGAGAAAGACTCCAACGGCTTCTCGCAGGGCGGACTGGGACAAGGTGTCACCAACGCCTCGCGCTGGAATGAGTTCAACAGCTATTTCCCGTTCGTGCCTTGCGGCTACACCGACGCGCTGGGCAACGGGACGGGGCAGGTGGAGTACATCGTCACTGACACCGACCTCGACATCACGCAGGACGTATGGGTGCCACGCTATCGCGGTATAGAGAACCCGTTCGGGCATATATGGCAGTGGACTGACGGCATCAACGTCCGTATCAACCCGACCGCAGACAACGGCGGCAACGACCTCTCCGAGGTGTTCGTATGCTCCGACCCTGCCAAGTTCAGCGACAGCGGCTACGACGGCTACAGCCACGTAGGTAACGAGGCTCGCACAGAGGGATATGTCAAGCGCGTCATCTTCGGTGAGTACGGCGAGATTATGCCTGCGGAGGTAGGAGGCGGCTCTACTACCTACCACTGCGACTACCACTACAAGAACATACCCACCACTACTACCCTCCGTGGTGTCCTGTTCGGCGGTTATGCGTATAGCGGTGCGGCTGCGGGCTTCGCCTGTGCGAACTCGCTTATCGCCCCCTCGTATTCGAATACGAACTTCGGCTCTCGCCTTTGCTTTATCCCCGAACTCGCGTAGTACGCGACCACGCCCCCTCGCCTGACCCGTCCCGTGTGGACGGGCTGGCTGGGGAGCTTGATTGAAACGATAATACAGAACGGCTTATGGAACAACATACGACAATGAACGAAAGACAAGACGACGGCTCGCTGGCTTTCCTGCAGATACCGCGCGACGAGAACAGCCGTAGCTTCAACTGCGACGAAACGACGCAGAGCAAGCTGGTAAACACTGAATTTTGGGTGGTGGACTTCATCGAGGAAGTGCCTACCAAGTTCAGCAAGCAGAAAGGCACGCGAGGTCAGACGCTGGTCAAAATCAAGATGCGCAAGGACGCGCCCGACAGCGAAGCGAAAAAGTTCTTCACTGGCTCTCAGGACATCCTATACATCTTGAAGAAAATCAAGGAACTGGACGCTTTCCCCCGTCGCGTCACGCTGCGAGGAAGCGGTAACAGATACTATTTTGAGTGATTGATAAAATGATAGAATTGATTGAGAAATAAAGGTTGGCTGCTCCTTGTGGTGTCCTGTTCGGCGGTAATGCGAATAACGGTGCGAATGCAGGCTTCGCCTATGCGAACTCGAATAACACCCCCTCGAATTCGAATACGAACATCGGCTCTCACCTCTGATTTTCACTCCAAGTGTGGAAACGCAAGTGGAGAAACAATATAACGGGAGCAGCAGCCCTACCTCTTGGTAAAAAACGTCTGAAATCAGAAAGGTGTTGGTAGGAACGCCTGTTGTACTGGCTACCGAAGACTCCGATTACGAAAAGCAAAGCATATGAAACGTATAGGGAATTTATACGAACAGATAATCAGCTTGGAGAACCTGCGTCTTGCCGACGAAAAGGCAAGGCGAGGGAAGCTCCGTTCCTACGGGGTGCGCGTCCACGACCGCAACCGTGAGGCGAACCTGCTCGCCCTGCACGAGGCTCTGCTTACAAAGACATTCCGAACATCGGAATATGACGTGTTCAAGGTGTACGAGCCAAAGGAACGGGAGATATTCCGCCTGCCGTACTACCCTGACCGCATAGTGCATCACGCAGTAATGAACGTGCTGGAGCCGATATGGACGAAAGTGTTCACGTACAACACCTACTCCTGCATCAAGGGTCGCGGCATCGAGGGCTGCGCCCGACGCGTCGGCACACTCATCAAGCGGTATGAGGGCAAGCCCCTCTACTGCCTGAAAATCGACATCAAGAAATTCTATCCCTCAATCGACCACGGTGTCTTGAAATCCATTGTCCGCAGGAAGCTGAAAGACAAAGACCTGCTGTGGCTGCTCGACGAGATAATCGACAGCGCGCAGGGTCTGCCCATCGGCAACTATCTTTCGCAGTTCCTCGCCAACTTGTGCCTTGCCTACTTCATGCACTGGGTGAATGAAGAACTGCCCGAGCTGGTGCGTCGGGAGCTGGGGCTGGAGGAACGCCCGTTGCTTGACAGCGTTGAGTATGCGGACGATATTCCGTTCCTTTCCGACCGCAAGGACGTTCTGCACGTTGTCCGCCGTCTCGTCGACCGCTACCTCACCGAGGAGCTGCACCTGACGATGAAAGGCAACTGGCAGATATTCCCCATAGCGCGGAACAGGCAGGACAAGTCGGGACGCGCTCTCGACTACGTAGGCTATAAGTTCTACAGGGAGCAGAAGCTGATACGCAAGAGTATCAAGCAGAACTTCTGCCGTGCCGCAGCGAAGCTGAACAAGAGCCGTCGCCCCGTACCCGTCAAGGCGTACAAGATGGCGGTCGCCTCGTGGCTCGGCTGGGCGCAGCACAGCAACTCGAAACATTTACTCAAATCAATAATCAAACCTCAGTATTATGCTAGCATTCTATGACAACAAGCCCTCCGTACTGGAGGCAGTGGGCAACGGCAGCTACCGTTACCGCTACAACATCGAGGAAGTAATTCCCGAAGTGACGGAAGAGAACATCAACGAGGAACACACCTCGCAGTGGAAGTGTCAGGAGGTGACTGTATGGCTTCCGCTTTCGTCCAATGGCATCACCGAGGCGGTCATCAGCGACAAGTGGGAGAACAACTACGAGCAGAAGCTGGTGAACGAGTACAACGCCGTCCAGCTGGGCATTATCACGGGCGAGGAGGCAGAGGAGCGCGTAGCCGCTTACAAGGCGTTCCTGACCGCTCGCGCCGCGCTCAAGGCACAGGTGGACGCGGACTGCGAGGAACTCGGCATACGCTGACCCACTCGCACGGCATCACGGGGAGGGCTTCGCGCTCTCCCCACGGTGCTTTTTAGGAAAACGCAAAATTAGCCCCTCTCGCGGACTTTTCGGCTTCGGGCAGTAAATTACACAAGTGGGCTATTTCGGTTGCGTTCTCGTTGAAATTTGGTAAAAATAACTGTACATATTTGACGATATGATAATCTACGACAGCAACGGGCGTACCGTACTCAACATAACGGTGGACGACAACAGCTACGGCTACGAGGCGATAATGGGCGACCATAACATCGTCCTCCGCTTCAACCTTGCCGACCACGTGGAGATACCCGTCGGGGCGTACTGCACGTTCGAGAACGCCCGTTACTACCTCATGCGCCCCGAAGCACTGAAAATGAAACACAGCCGCAACTTCGAGTACACCGTCACTATGGAAGCACCCGAAGCTCGCGCCAAGATATGGAAGTTCCGCAATACGGTGGACGGGAGGCTGAAATTCTCGCTCACCGCCAAGCCTATTGAGCACCTGCAGATGTTCGTCGATAATATGAACCGCCGCGACTCGGGGTGGACTGTCGGCGACTGTATCGAGGGCGCGGAGGTGCTTATCAGCTACGACCACGCGTTCTGTTACGACGCCCTCGCGCAGATGGCTTCGGAGCTGAATACGGAGTTCGAGTTCAACGGAAAGATAGTTTCGCTCCGCAAGCTGGAGTATAACAAGAGCAACCCACTCGACCTCTCCTATGGACGGGGAAACGGCTTCAAGCCCGACATCGGGCGCAGCAACTACGGGGACAACGCACCTACGGAAATACTCTATGTGCAGGGCGGTACGGACAATATCGACCGCAGCAAGTACCCAGCCAACGAGACGCTGCGCACAGTGAGCAACGGCTGCTTGCTCCTGCCCGTCCTCCAGTCCATAGCATACGACGGCGAACACTTCGAGGACGAGACAGGATACATAGCAGCCAACGCCCGTCATTACATCACGGACGACCTCGGCTTGTCGATACGCCGCACGGACAAGGAGCTGACCAGCCTCGCCGAAGATAGCCTCGACTGCTCTGAGATATACCCGAAGCGTGTCGGAACAATATCAGAGGTGGTCGTGGAGAGCGAGGAGAATAACTTCTACGACATCGTGGACTCAGCCATACCCTCGACGCTCAACTACGAGGACTACCTGATTGAGGGCGAGACAATGACCGTGATATTCCAGTCAGGAATGCTCGCAGGAAAGGAGTTCGAGGTGAAATACATACACGAGGCGAAGGACGGCAAGAAAGCAAGGCGGTTTGAGATTGTTCCGCAGGAGATTGACGGGCAGACAATGCCGAACGCCACCTTTGCCCCGAAAGCAGGCGACACCTACGCCGTGTTCCACTGTATGCTCCCCGACGCCTACATCTGCGACAACGCCACCAAGACGGGAGCCTCGTGGGATATGTTCCGTCAGGCTGTCAAGTACCTGTTCGACACAGAGGAAGCGCGCTTCTCGTTCACGGGAACGCTCGACGGGCTGTGGTCTAAAAAGGACTGGACGAACATCGGCGGAAAGATACGGCTGGGTGCATACGTTCGCTTCCACGACGACCGCTTCCAGAAGGAGGGTGTGCTGGTGCGCATCACTGGGATAAAACGCTACATCAACAATCCGCAAAGCCCCGAACTCACGCTATCCAACGCCACGGTGTCCGCGAACTTCGGAACGACTCTGCAGACGCTCAAAAGCGAGGAGGTGCTTGTGGAGGATTACCACCGCGACGCTATCCAGTTCACCAAACGGCGTTTCCGCGACGCGAAGGAGACAATAGAAATGCTCGAAGATGCGCTCCTCGACAATTTCACGAACGCGGTCAACCCTATAGCTGTTCAAACGATGAGTATGCTCGTCGGTGACGAGAGCCTGCAATATCGCTTCGTCAAGTCGCTCACTGACTACACGCAGGTCGCTGATACGGTAAACTGGGACGGGACGAACAAGCAGCTGACCGTCGGGGCGAGCTTCATACAGCACCTCACGCTCGGTATCACCGCGCTGTCCTCCAGCCATAGCGGTTACAAGGTATGGTCGCTCCCTGCGTTCGCCTCGGCTCAGCTGATAGACGGAAGCAAGAAATACTACCTGTACGCCAAGTGCAGCCAGTCTGCGCAGACGGGCGATTTTATCCTCTCAGAGACCGCCTACTCGCTGGACACGGGCGGCTACTACTACCTGCTCGTCGGTGTGCTGAACAGCGAGTACGACGGGGTGCGCAGCTACGTTCCTCTGTACGGCTTCTCCGAGGTGCTGCCAGGGCGAATAACCACCGACCGCGTCGTATCAGGCAACGGGGATAGTTACTTCGACATGGTGAACAACGCCATGAAGCTGGGCGACTCCCTCGAGTTCAACACGGAGGGCGACGGGAAACTGCGCCTGAAAGGTACGCTGGTGCAGAGCGAGAGCGGCACGGAGAGCTACATAGGATGCTACCGAGGTGTGTATAACAGCTCATACACCTACTACAACGGCGACGAGGTGATTTACTCTGTCAACGGGATTACATCCACCTACCGCTACATCTACGCCACCCCTGCGAGAGGTGTAGCACCGACAAGCAGCGTCTATTGGCAGGTGGTGGCTCAGGGCGTGAAAGGAGACAAGGGCGAGGACGGCACAGACGGAACGTCCGTGAAGATACTCGGCTCTCTCTCATCTACAAGCGAACTTCCTGCTTCGGGCAACGAGGCTGGCGACGGCTACCTCATCAATGGCGAACTATGGGTGTGGAGCGGCACGGAATGGAACAACGTAGGCTCTATCAAGGGCGACAAGGGAGATAAGGGCGACAAGGGGGACGACGGCGAGGACGGAGCGGACGCTGACTACTACGAGCTGCGCTACGCCAAGAACGGTTCTACCACCGACGCGCCCTCGCTCTCCGTCACTTCTGTCAACCCGAGCGGCTGGAGTACTACGCAGCCTACGATAGGCACTGCAGAATACCTGTGGATGACTATCGCCAAGAAAACGGCTGACGGCTTGACGCTCGTACAGAAGTGGAGCACGCCAGTGAGAATAACCCCCTACGACGGCAAGGACGGCGCGAATGGCAAAAGCCCAGTAATGGTGTTTCGAGGGACGTACAACTCCAGCACTACATACTACGGCAATGATAACCGCCTCGACTGTGTGAAGTACGGCAACACCTACTACATCGCCCGTATCGACGCTGGTACGTTCTACGGGAAAGCACCTACGAACACATCATACTGGAACAGCTTCGGAGCGAGCTTCGAGAGTGTGGCAACCAATCTTCTGCTGGCCGAAGGGGCAAACATCGGCGACTGGTTCATCAGCGGAGGGAAGATAGTGTCAACGCTATCTAACGGAAACCGCATCGAGCTGGACGCGGCGAATAAGCGGATACGAATATATTCGTCAGTTTCTGGAGGAATATACTCGCAAGAGAATGTTGGTTCGCAGATAACGATAGACGCTAACAATGGAACAGTGGAGTCGAGGAGTACGGACGGATCGTATTCGGTCAGCTATCTCTCCCCCACTGGAATATTCGCTAACCGCGAAGGGACACAGTGCGTAGCATCCTCTACTGGCATGACGCAGAGAGCAGCTGTTGTTGGGCTCGGATATGGAAAACTTGATAAGCAAATATGGAGTGGAAACAGCGACAACAACTGCCTCGCAGGAGTGTACGGGACAGCAAGCAATAGCGGAACAGCTCCGTACTACGGCGGTCTGTTCCAAATTCTGAAAGCCTACGGAATGATATTCAATGTGGAGTACATAAACAGCACAGCCACTTCGAAATACCTATACGATTCCGACACCTATGTGATGAGCTTTAGTACCAGACAGTGTACTACTTTCCTGCCAGCAGCGAGCCGTGAAGGGCAGATAGTGTTCCTCAAGCAATGGGGTACGGGCTATATGCGTATCTATCCTCGAAGCGGACAGCTGATATACGACGACAACTCCGAGAACAGCTACTACGACTGCGGATGCGGTCAGATGGTCATTGCCGTGTTCGTTAGGGCAAGCATCAACGGCGAGAATTCGGAGGTGTGGCATGTTAACCGAATTAAGTTCTAACCGATATGATTGAGCAAGCAGAATATGGATATATGGAGGGAAAGTACCTCAGAAGTCGGCTAATAGTTCCGATACAGCGAATGTGGATTGACGGAGACGGAAACCAGCACGAGGAGATCGTTTCCGTTGAGCAGCAGATAGCGGAGCTATCAGAGGCATGGAAGCCCGTGGACGAAATAAGCCCAGAGGCGTTGGTAAGTAATGACGAGAACTACATCATAGTCCCCGTTCCCTACGACCACGGGGAGCGCATTGCTTATCGCTACGAGAAACGCTACGACTACCAGCGTATCAAGCAGCAGGTTGCTGACTTGAAACAGGCTCTATCGGACAGCGATTACAAGGTGATGAAGTGCTACGAGGCGTCTATGCTTGGACAGCCGTTGCCATACGACATCGACGCAGTACACTCCGAACGGCAGGCAATGAGGGACAAAATCAATGAATTAGAGCCTCTTTTGCCACAAAATACAGAAAAAGTGATTACATTATAATCACAACTCACTACCTTTGTACAAAACTCTATTAAAATTTAGAACTCATGGATGTATTGAGCGAAATAGTGAAAGTTGTTGTCCTGGCAGTCAGCTCGCTTGGGGGTATAGGGTTGATAAAATTCCTGTTTTTCATGAAACCTGAACGCAGAATGAAGAACATTGAGGCTGATGAAAAGGAACTTAATGTGATGAAATCCCTTGTGGGGAGCTTGCAGAAGCGTATAGAACAACAGGACGAAAAGATTAAGGAACTTAATGACCGTCTCGACAAGTTATATGCAGAGAAGCATGAACAGGAGAGAGAGAACAACGCCCTGATCCGTGAGAATAACGAGTTGAAACTTGCCCTTAAAGAAGCTGAACACAACATTTGTGTGCGCCCTGATGATGAGTGTTTCAAAGGTCGGCTGCCGAAGCGCACATACTGTCGCCTTAAAAAACTCGCCGCTGGGGATTATGATGCGTTCTATGAGTGCGGTCAAGAAACAGACAACAAAGATGAGAATGAAGATAGCTGAATACCTGAAAAGCCTGATAAAGGCGGACACGCTTGACAGCAGTAAGTCGTTTGCACTCGTGCTGTCAAGCCTTGTCGGGGCTTTAATCGGGCTGTGCGTGTGCTTCTGCCTGATATGGGACGTATGCACCAACGGATACTTGAAAACCGAGCTCGATGCTTTGGGATTGTTCATGCTTTGCATAGGCGGCTTCATGGCAGGAGGAGGTATTAACAAGGCATTGAGTGAAAAGAGAAACAACAGGGACAAACCAATAAACAAGGAGGGATAAACAATGAAAGAAAAAATCTTGAATTGGGTCGGTACTGACGGCCTTCTGCACATCATCTGCAGCGTTATCATCGTTAGCGTACTCAACGTACTGCTCCCACTTTGGGCGGCTGTTATGATTACGGCGATTGTAGGGACTGGTAAGGAGTTCATTTGGGACAAGTGGCTTAAGAGAGGGACTTTCGAGAAAAAAGACCTTTTGTGCGACCTTATCGGGATTATTATCGGGTGTATCTAACTTAAAACAAAAAACAGATGAAAATCTTAATAGACAACGGTCACGGAGTTGACACAAAGGGGAAATGTTCCCCTGACGGCTCTCTGAGAGAATACGCATACGCGAGAGAGATAGCAGAGAGAATTGTTTCAGAACTGAAAGAACGGGGATTTGACGCTGAACGCATAGTCACGGAAGAAACTGATATCCCTCTTGTCGTTCGCTGTCAGCGAGTGAATGCAGTCTGCGATAAGTTAGGCACAAAGAATGTTATTCTTATCTCAGTTCATTGCAACGCTGCGGGGAGCGGTCAATGGATGAACGCACGGGGCTGGGAGGCTTGGACTTCTGTCGGCGAGACAAAGGCTGATGAACTTGCCACCTGTCTTTACCGTGAAGCCGAGAAAGCGGGCTTCAAGATAAGAAAGGACATGACTGACGGAGACCCTGACAAGGAGGCGCATTTTTATATTCTCAAACATACGAAATGCCCTTCCGTTCTGACAGAAAACCTCTTCCAAGACAACCGAGAGGACGTTGCGTTCCTGCTATCTGACGAGGGCAAGGAAGTGATAACCGCTCTGCACGTCAACGGCATCATGTCCTACATTAAGGAGGGCTGATTATGAAAAGTGAGCTGATAAAGTGCCTGTTCATACTGGGACTCGGGATGCTGTTAGGGGCAACGGTGATAGCTCGGCTCTTCCCAAACAGCCGCTTGCATAACACGGTTTGTGATGCGGTCGTGTGCGACACTACTACTGTTTACGACACAATCAGGGTGTATAAGCCAGTACCAAGAGACAGCGTAGTTGTCCGCTATGTAACGCAAGTGGTGGAAGTGACGAGGGAGGAGGAGCAGCCAACCATTGCTGAGGAGTCGGAGCAGGAGCCATCAATCACCGTAGAAGCAACCTCTTCGGACAGCGTCAAGGTGAACGTGCCTATCACGCAGAAAGTGTACGAGACGGAGGACTACCGCGCATACGTGAGCGGCTACCAGCCGTCGCTCGACAGCCTGCTGTTCTTGCGCCCTACGCAGGTCGTCCGCATCAGGGAGAAGCCCAAGCGGTGGGGCGTCGGCATACAGGTCGGCTACGGCTTCACTCCGCAGGGAGCGCAGCCCTATATCGGCGTGGGAATATCATATAACCTGTTCAGATTTTGACGGCTTCGGGGAAATTGCTACCTTTGCCCTGACCGACGGAATGCCGAGCCACCATTTCGCCCCGTTTAGGCTGGTTTTACTGCTGTTTTGTTGCTATTTTGTTGTAATCGGTAGGCGAAAATCGTTTCTTCTTATTGGTTTTCAATAGGTTATAGACAGGTACTGACATTCTGCATCGAGAAAGTAACGAAACCTCCTTCTGCCGGCCAATTGTTAGGCAAAATACCGCAAAGAAAACAAACAGTCAAGCCGAAGCGCCGCACACTGGCACCCCGACTTAACAGATTATTCGCCAGTGACTTACACGGACGCGCGTAACGCCCGCAGACAGCCGCGTCGCCACGCCCGCACGCCGCCGCGGGTCAATACTTGTCCTGGATGAAGTGGGTGCGCAGACGCGGCTCGTAGTGCGGCTTCTCGATGCCGTTGCGGCGTCCGCTCTCGATGCAGCGGAGCAGCCACGCCATGTTCTGCCCCAGCACGCGCATCGTCTGCAGCCCCTCGCGGTCCTTGCGCACATCGTCGGGCGTAAAGCCATGGACCGAATTCCAGTACTGCGACGAGACGATGGGCATGTTGCAGATGGTGAAATACTGGTTGAGCTGCTCGAAGGTGGCCGAGGCGCCGCCCCGGCGGCACGAAACAACCGCAGCGCCGACCTTGCCCGCCATGCGCCCCTCCGTCGCATAGAAGAGCCGGTTGAGGAAGGAGACAAGCTGCCCGGTCGGGCCGCTGTAATAGACCGGAGAGCCGATGACCAGACCGTCGAACTCCTCCAGCCGTGCCTGAATCTCCTGCACCACGTCGTCGCGGAAGCAGTGCCCCGTCTTGAGGCAGTTGCCGCAGGCGATGCAGCCCGCCAGGGGCTTCTTGCCCAGATAGAGCATCTCGGTCTCGATTCCGTTCTTCTGCAGCGTGGCGGCCACCTCGCTCAGGGCCGTATGGGTGCAGCCCTCACGGTTGGGGCTGCCGTTGACAAGCAATACCTTCATCTTCGTTCGTTTTAATTCACGCGCGGGACCGCGCCGCATTCCGCATCGGGCTGCAGGCACCGTCGCCGTTCGTTCGTTTTTCAAAGGTACGCCAACGCCGCCGCTTGTGCAAGCAGCGAAAAATTTTTCAGTGTGGCTTCCCCGGCAACCGGGCAGGAACACCCCGCCCGGGGCCTGCCTGCGCGAAGCAGATGAAAGCTCTCTCGCACACGGTCGAAGCGCAGCACACACCAGAATGGGTTTCCTTACATGAATTAGTCAAGACTTAATCTGACAGTTACGCATAAAATGAGTAGATTTGTAACATAAAAGCAGATTAAGTTATGA